CGTACCCCGCTGCAAAACAGCATGGACGGCGATTTCGACACCGGCAACGTCCGGTACAAGAGCCGCGAGCGTTATAGCTTCGGCTGGTCGGACCCGCTGGGCATGTTCGCTTCGCCGGGCGCGTCCTGATAGCTTTCTCCTAGAGGGCTAGTGTTGAGGGGTTACAAGTTAGCTAGGCTTGTAGCCCCTCTTTTTTGGTGATATACAGTCGTTTATCGGGAAAAATTTTGTTTACCAGACAGCCCCGACTGACGACATGCAGACTGGTAAACACAACTCGCATGTGAGGATTTGAAATGGCACGTACTACTTTCTCCGGCCCGGTTAAGTCTGACAACGGCTTCGAGGGCAATCTCGTTTCGGGCACGATCAGCAGCGCCTCAGCCACGATCACTAATCTGGCCACGACCAGCCTTACGATTGGCACGACTAAGCTTGCGGTCAACGTCAGCGCGGTATCTGGCGCGGTTTCGGCTCAACTTGGTTACATCCAAGTTCTCGTAGGCTCGACCACGGCATACATCGGTTTGTACCAGAGCATCACTCTGTAAGATTTCGTAGGGGGGCTAACGCCCCCTTTACCTATTACAGGAGAGTGAGATGGCAATGCAAACAGATGTCTTAGCCAGTAAAGTCGCCACTTCTGCTGGTGACATGCTGGATCAAAATAGCCTCGTAATTGGACGTTCTCGCGTCAAGGCTATCTATATTGTTCCTGACGAAGGTGCCGGTACGGTTACGTTTCGTGATGGTGGCGCTAGTGGCCCAACCAAAATTGTCGTAAATACGCTGGCGTCTTCAACCAGTCCTGACTACATCCTGATGCCGGGCGAAGGTCTGTTGTTTCAGACCAGTATTTATATCGTCCCGTCAGCCGTAGTCTCGACGATGGTGATCTATGGCTAAAACCCCGGCTTGGCAGCGTAAAGAAGGGAAGAACCCAAAAGGCGGTTTAAATGCTAAGGGGCGGGCGTCGTATAACGCAGCCAACCCCGGCAAACCGGGTCTAAAACGCCCGCAGCCTGAAGGTGGTGCCCGTAAGAAATCGTTCTGCGCAAGAATGTCTGGAATGAAAAAGAAGCTGACAAGCGCGAAGACGGCCAATGATCCCAACAGTCGTATCAACAAGTCCCTCAGAGCATGGAACTGCTGAAATGGAAATGTTGGTATGGAACATGGTTCTTACGGGAATCGTGGCCGTTTTGGGTTTTGTTGTGAAAGAGAAGTTCGCTGAACTTCAACGGTTGGGGATTCTCCTCAACAGAACCCGCGAAGAAGTGGCTCGTGAACATGTTACCCGTGCGGAAGTACGAGCCGATGCCCAGATGCTCCTTGACCGGCTTGATCGGTTGGAGCAGAAGATAGACCGACTAGTGAATCACAATGCCAAGCAAGTCTAAAGCACAGCGTAACTTTATGGCCGATAAAGGCCGCAAATTTAGGAGTAAATCGAAATGAAATTTGGCAAAGGTAAGGCTGATAAAGCCGGTCGTGCCATGAAGAACCGCACCGCCGATAAAGTAGGTCGTGCAATGGTTAAGAAATATAGTATTGGCGGAGCTATGGCTGGTAAAGGTGCAAAGGCAGCCGAAAAAGGTTCCCAGCGTGGGATGCCAGCGAGAAACCCCCGTTACGGCCAATCTAGAACTGAACCGTATGAAATGCCGGAAAAAGAAGTTGCTGGCATGAAAAAAGGCGGTATGGCTAAGTCAGGCGGTTCTTATCGCAAGGGCGCTGATGGCGTTGCTACGAAGGGCAAGACCAAAGGCAAGATTGTTCGCATGATGATGGGCGGAGTTTGCAAATGAGCAGTGGTCCAAAAACTCGCGGATCGTATGGTCCGACCAGTCCTCGTGGTCAGGCTGCGACTCAAAAGCAGGCTGCCGCTATTCAAGCCGTCAAAGATCAAGACATGGCTAAGAAGATGCGCGAGGCTTATGAGAACTTCCAGAAGAGTCCGGAAGCCGACACTATTGGCATGAAGCATGGCGGCAAAATCAAGAAGATGGCCGAAGGCGGCATGACCGACGAAGAGAAGTACGGAAAGGTCGGCGCTGAGATTCGCAGACTTGATCCGGAAGCCTATAAGAATAGGAAGGATCGTTCGGCTGAAGCTAACCTTCGCTTGCTCAAGGAACTGCGCGAGAAGTCGCGTGGAACCCGCAAAATGAGCACTAAAGAGTTCATCGAGAATTACGAAAAGTCGGATACCCCGGCTGGTCGTGTAACTAAGACTGAGACCAAGGTTGAGATGCCAACTTCTAGCGGTGCCCGTTCAGGCGGTCGCGGCAGTAAACCGGGTTCGGCTCGGGTTGGTTCTGGCCGTTATGATGACCCAACTAGCAGCTATGGCGAACGTGTTACCGCTCCTTTACGTGCTTTTAGTGACATCTTTGGTCGCCGTCGTGAAGAAGGCGTCATGAAGAATATGGGCGTTGACCGTGTAGAAGCGGCTCGTAGATTGGCGAATCTTGACAAAGTTCGTAAGTCTGAGGGCATGAAGCACGGTGGCGACGTTAAGAAGTACGCCAAGGGCGGTGTTACCTACTCGATGGGTGGCAACGTTTCTAAGCGTGCTGATGGTATCGCCAAGAAGGGTCGAACCCGCTGCAAGATGGTGTAATCATGGCGTCCATGCGAATCCCCAAATACACGGCTGGTATGTTCAAGAAGAAGATGCCCCGCTTTGGGGCTTCGTCTATCAAGATGCCACGTATGCCTAAAGCTCCGAAACCTCGTGCTAAGAAGTATGCAGAGGGCGGTGAGATCGAGGAGATCATCATTGGCCCCGGCGCTGCTCAGGAAGAGTTTGCTGACGAGATGGCTCAAGTTGAAGAGCGTAAAAAGCAGAACGAGCAGAAACGCCGTGATGCAGAGAGCAAGGATCTCGTTAAGAAGTACTACGAGGCCAAGAAGAAACGGGCTGAAATCAACGAGAAAAACCGAGAAAAGTCCATCAAGCACTTTACCCGTAACGTACGTACAGCACGTACTGGCGGAAAGATGGACTCTTGCTGCCGTGGTGACGGCATCGCTAAGAAAGGTAAGACCCGAGGCAAGTTCGTATGATGGCCTCCCGAGGCATGGGCGCGATTAGTCCGAAGAAAATCCCCCGTGCCAAACGGCGCGGGGATAAAAAGCCTGTGATCGGTACGGGTAAGCCGATTCGTACCTTCAAGGAAGGTGGTGAGAGCAAGGTCAACCAAGCCGGTAACTACACCAAGCCCGGTATGCGTAAAAAGTTGTTCGAGTCGATCAAGGCTTCAGCAACACAAGGTACTGCCGCAGGACAGTGGTCGGCGCGTAAGGCGCAGCTTCTAGCCAAGCGATACAAAGAGAAGGGCGGCGGGTATAAGTCATGAAAGCTCCGCAGCAATCGTTAAAGGCTTGGACTGCCCAAAAGTGGAGAACAAAAAGTGGTAAACGATCTTCTGATACGGGTGAAAGATATCTACCAGAGGCTGCGATCAAAGCTCTCAGCCCTGCTGAGTACGCCCGAACCACTGCCGCCAAGCGAAAAGGCAAAGCCCAAGGCAAGCAGTTCGTCGCCCAGCCCAAAGGCATCTCGCAAAAAACCCGTGCGTATCGTCAAAAAGGTAAATAAACATGGCTAAAGATTTTCCGGATTTGAACAACGATGGCAAAGTAACTCGTGCCGATGTCCTCAAAGGGCGTGGTGTGTTTAAGAAAGGCGGTTGGATCAAGGACGCTATCAAGAAGCCGGGCGCTCTGCGTTCGGCTATGGGCGTTAAGGCTGGCGAGAAAATCCCGGCCAAGAAACTCGCTGCTGCGGCTAAGAAGCCCGGTAAGATGGGCCAACGCGCTCGCTTGGCGCAAACGCTTAGGAAACTAGGTAAGTAAGATGACGCTTGGAGATTTTCTTAAGGCTCGTCTTGACGCTATGGCAGAGGCCAAGCGGATTGAAGGTGAGTCGTCTGCAAAGGATGTTGCTGGTAAATCTATCGGCAAATACGGCCTTTTCTACATCACGTTTATTGTGGTGATCGGGGTCGTCTCTAGCCTTCAGTTGGACAACGAGAAAATCGCTGCTGTCATGGGCTTGCTGGGCGCGTCTCTGACCGCTTTGATCTCTATGCTGGCAAACATTGCCGGTGCGACGGAGAAGGAAGCCAAGCCTGAGTTTGATGTCATCAAAGACCTCATTGCCAAACTTGATAAGTTGGACCGCAAGGAACAGCCGATGCGAGTTGACGTTGAGGGCGATCATGTCACCGTCACCAAGGGTGACGACATAGTGACAGCGAGGAAGTAATGGTAGACAAGACTACAGCTACGACAGACTTCAACCTCGACCTCAACACGATCATCGAAGAGGCGTTTGAGCGTTGCGGTGCTGAACTGCGTACGGGTTATGACTTCCGTACGTCGAAGCGTAGTCTTGCCCTGCTTCTGATGGATTGGTCAAACCGAGGCATCAACCTCTGGACGCTAGAGGAAGGCACCAAGACGCTGACCTACAATCAAGGAACGTATGACTTGCCGGTAGATACGGTTGACCTGCTTGACCACGTGATCCGCACGGGGTCTGGGCAAAATCAGCAGGACATCAATATCAGTCGTATCTCGTCTAGCACCTACGTGTCGATCCCGAACAAGAATGCGACGGGTCGCCCGATTCAGATTTGGATCAATCGGCGTACGGGTGCAACCGGCGCGGATAACGTCGTGGTCTATCCGCAGTTTACGGTGTGGCCGAAACCCGACAACAGTACGACTTGGATTCTGTACTACACCCGTTTGCGTCGGATGTTTGACCCCGGTACGGGCGTAAACGGACAGGATATTCCGTTCCGTTTCTTGCCCTGCATGGTGGCGGGTCTGGCCTATATGCTGTCGATGAAGATTCCCGGTGCGGAAGCTCGCACGCAAGTTCTGAAAGCCCAATACGACGAGGCTTGGGATTTGGCGGCGGGTGAAGACCGGGAAAAGGCGGCGGTGCGGTTTGTCCCACGTGAGAGCTTCTTGGGTGGCTACTAATGCCAAACAGGTTCGCAAGTGGCAAACATTCCATCGCGATGTGCGACCGGTGTGGTTTTCAATACAAACTGCGCCAGTTGAAGTCGATTGTGGTGAAGACCAAGAATGTAAATATCTTGGTCTGTCCGGAGTGCTGGGAGCCTGACCAACCCCAGTTGTCTCTTGGTCTGTATCCTGTGGACGACCCACAGGCTCTACGGAACCCAAGACCGGACACGAGTTATTTTGCGGTCGGTAATGACGGTGCCAATGGTAGCCGTCAGATACAATGGGGCTGGGCACCCGTGGGCGGGGCCAGAGCGGATGATGCCGGACTGACGCCTAATGATTTAGCGCCGTTCGGT